CCTTGATTTGCGAGTTGAGCGGCATCTGCAGCCGCAAACGATAGGTCATACGCTGCGTTATTGAGTAAGCCAGAGACTTGCTGTGTTCCGTACGCCCCCAAGCCAGCCAAAGCAGCGGCCTTCAAAGCATCCTCTACGGACCCACCTTGAAGAAGGGTGCTTCCACCAGATCCAACCGCAGCAGCCGCAGGAGCATTGAGCAAGCCCGTCCCGGCGGGGCCAAGAATGGCAGCACCAATCACCGCAGGAATGCCAACCTTAGCAGCTTGATTGATTGCTTGGACGAAATCACTCCTCTGCTCTACCGCATGAGAAGCCAGGAAGTTTCCAGACTGGTCAAAGACCTGTACCTGATCGTTTGGCTTGGCCCCTACATCTCGAACAGAGATCAGACCATTGGGGTCCATTGAATAGTCTTTGCCACCCTCTTGGAAGCCGACTGTCTCGAATTCGTTTCGAGGCATCGCCATGAGTCTGTCAGCGATGCTTTGGCTTACGCCTGCTGCAGCTGGCTCTCTAGCAGGAGCAGCCTCTAGCGCAGCACGGCGCTCAATCGTTGCGGGAGTCGTGTTCTTAACACTCGCGGCGATTTGCTTCAGAGCGTTCCAGTCCTGATCGCTTTCTGCTTTTGCAGCAGTGCGAATCTGAGCATCCGAAAAACCTTGCTCAATAAACTGGTTGTAAAGCCTTCCCTTCTCTTCGTTTGACAGAGCATCAACATTAGGCGGAAGTTGAGGAACATTCGCGCCCTGAATGGCCCCCTGCTCAACAATGCTCTCGGAAATGGCATCAGCCATCTTCTTCCCGAAGTCAGCATTGGTGTGAACACCGTCTAACAGATCACCTTTTCCAGCAGAGACTGCGGATCGAACATCTGTAAATGCCAGCCCGTTATTTGCAGCAAGTTGTGCCAGGCCAGCATTGATGGCATTGGCTCGTTGTTCTGCGCCAGGATCAATGTATCCAGCGATATTCCCGGTCTTGGAGTTCTGTGCGCCATAAAGCTCACTTACGCCCACGATGATCGGCGTGACCCCGTTTGCACGGGCAATATCCACCATCTGCTGGACTGACTGCAGAGTGATATTGGGATCTTGGTTCTTGATTGCGTCTGCAGCGCCGTATCGAATGATTGCGTACTCAGGGCGGTTCTGGGCGATGTAATCAGCAAACGCGCCAAACTTAGAACCACCAGCCAATGCCTCGTTAGAGGTCTCGCCACCAGTGGCAAGGTTCTCCACACTGATACCAAGATTGTTTCCAATCACATCAGCGATTGAGTTGCCATACTTAGTGTTCGGAGTGCCATCGGCGTTGTAGCCGACATATTCACTCATTGAATCACCAAACAGCACCGCTTTAGGACGGGCCTGTGTCGGAGCTAGAAGGCTCTCGTATTCGCTCTCAAGAGTACGGTATCCAGTGTCCAAAAGTGCCATGATTTACCCCGGAATCTCTACATTGGAGGAAATGCCTGCGCCGAGCTTGGCTGCTTTGAGTTGGACCTCAGCCTCAAACTCCTGCTGTTTGAGTTGGAGTTCAGCCGCAGCCTTCTCTCGTGCCAGTTGGATCTCTGCAGCAGCCTTTTCACGCTTGGCTTGAATATCCGCCAATGCCTTCTGGCGGTCAATCTCAAGTTGAGCCTGGGCCTGCATCATCATTGCTTGGATGGCGGGATCAGGCTGCTGTTGCTGCGGAGGAGGATTGCTGAGAGCCTGGTCAATCTCAGGCGTGATCGGCTTGAAGAAGGTTGCCGAGTCCTTGAACCCTGCTGCCTCAATCATCCTGCCCAGAGTCTCGCGGTACTGAGCCACGGAAACAAGGGGATTGGCCGGTCCAAACTGCTGCAGGATCTTCTCTTGCTTATCGAGGATCATTGCAAGCATAGCCATCTGCTCTTGACGGTTACCCGTTCCCAACCCGACAGAGATGCTCACATCGTACTGATTGCTCCACTCACGAGGGTCCATCGGCACATACTCGCCGCGCATCCGAATCAGGCGTGGCTTGTCTTGGTACTTGCACAAAAGATGCAAGATGCCCTTGAACAGAGTCTTCACCCCCGTCTCAGCGAAGATCCGAGCGATGAGTTCCAGCTTGCCTGATGAGGCGCTCTGGAATGCAGCAACCGCAGTGGCCGTGACATTCTGAAGGATGTTCGGGTCCAGGCCTTGGCTTGCGTCAGAAACACCCGTCCGCTTGGATTGGACTTGATCCAGATACTCCAACATCGGGAAGGCTTGTTGAGCCACCGGCTGCACGGACATCGGAACCACCGCATTCGGGTTCTTCATCCGAACAATCCCGCCAGGAGTCATCGTAGACAGATCGTCCAGATTGACCTGCCCCTCCACAGCACCGACTCGAGCATTGTTCGTCAGATACAGGTTATCCAACATCTGCCGAGTGATCGTGGACTTCTGGAGCTGAATGTCCATCGTCTTGTCTGCGAGAGACAGACCGTAAAACTTATGCGGAACAGGGATCGGGCAGATCGCATGGAACGGGATGTAATCAGTCTCCGTCATCTCAAGGATCTTGGACCCTGCGTACCAGACCTGCAGAAGTTCGGCCAGGCCATCGTTGTCCATGTCTGCGCGGACATAGCACTCGTATACCTCGACCTCCTGCATGGAAGGATCGTAGGACTCCTGCTCGGATGGCTGCTCGCCTTCAGAGAATCGCGCCACTCGCTCAGGGCTGAATGACAGATCATCGTAAGTCGGAAGGTTCTGGACGGTCTCCCAATCGAATCCCATCGCAACCAGATCAGAGCGCGGGATCAGACGGCGATGAGCCGTGAAGGGAGAGTCCTCAATCGTCCGAGCGTGTTTGGAGATCAGAAACTCCTCGGGCGGGACATTGACGATCTTGACCGAGCCAACCTTGTTCTTCTTCTTGACTTGGACGGTGTGAGTTGTGTTCATCATCGGCATCCCGTCCGGGCCGATCATGGGCTGACCGTTGGGATCGAATACCTGATAACTCACCGTGTCCTGGGCGATGATCTCTTGCGTCTGGTCTGCCATCAGCATCACCAGTTCATCATCACTCAGACCCTCGTAGGTCTCTTTAATCACCGAGACTGAATCGTCCCAGTAAGCCTTAATGACTCCGACCTTCTCAAGGAGTGCGTCCTTGAACCAGTCGTGCATGATCGCAAACCCACGGTTGTCCTTGTAGAACACCCAGTTCGCGTAATCGGTTGCTTGCTTGGCTCCGCGCTCATCGCCAGGAGAAACAGGCTCAAACCTCACCACATCATCAGATGCGGTGAAGATGCGGATTAGCTGAGGAAGCGCACCGTCAATGACCTCGGCGACCTCTCCCGTGACGATCTGGGAGCGGCCCTCGACCTCATTCCCGTATGGATAGCGAAGGTAATACTCCAGCGCCCTCGTGCGTTGTTCGGTTGTCTCCGTCTGGAGATAGCCGATTGCTCCGTCGATTTCGGCCTCGAGTTGTGCTTTCAGCGCGTTCTCGTTCATACAGTTCCTCTAACGCCTTGATGCGGCGTTCAAGTTCAGCTATCCGCTGCGGGAGATTTCCTTGGGTTGAGATCCACATCACACAATCCATCGAGTATTAGCCCTGAGCGGCTTATCCCATTGGGAGGTCTCGCTCATTCCAACAGCCAAGTACCGGAAAGCATCCGATGCGTGGCTGGCCCAGTCGTGAAGTGGCTTGTCGTAAAAGACATTCCGCTTCTCGTCAAACTCTCTTCGATAGTTGCGAAGTGCGTCCAACCCTAGTCTTACTTGAGGGACATTGAACCAGCACTTGGGCAAGATGCGCCTGACTGCCTGAATCCCGTCTGCTACCGAAAGCCTCGGTGCGACAGTGATCTGTAGGCCAGCCTCTTGGAGCATTTCCTTGCGGCTGCGTCCCGTGCCGAGTTCCCTGACCTCCACATCGTGAGGAAGGATGTGCTCGGCGGTGTGCCATCTGTTCTCTTTGATCCAGTTGACATACCAATCCAATCCGACCCCGTGATTTTCCACGAAATCTAGCACTCTGTACTCCTGATTTACCGCTTGGATCACCCAAATCGCAGTTGAATCAGAAACACCCAAGTCCCAAGCCGTGTAAGTTCTACAGAGATCGTCCCGGTCAATGTGACACAAACGGCCCTTTTCTTCAAGGTCGTTGATAAGGGAGCCGTAGTAAGACCCCTCCACCGCAGCGTTGAAGGAGCACTCGAACTCTTGGTTGTATTTGTCCTCGCCCATCTCCTTACGGGCGGCTTTGAGTTCGTTCTCGTCTATGAGCTTGGTCTGGCTGGCTTTGAACTCCAGCAGTCCCCAGTCCTCTTCGTCCTCGGCCTGGTCCCTCAGGGCTTTGAAGTGGTTGTTTCCCTTTGGAGTCCCCAGAAACAGCGCCCAGCCCAGTCTGTCTGAGAGCGCGGGACGGATGATGTCGGTCCAGATCTTGGGGTCTTGATCCCCGATCTCGTCCAGGATCACGCCATCAAAGTATTGGCCCCGCAGTGAATCAGGGTTGTCTGAGCCGTAAAGCTGGATTCTGCGGCCCCAGAAATCGGTCCTAAGCTCCGAGATGTTCGGGGTTGCCTTGAGAGGCTCTGTGTACTTTAGAAGGTAGTCCCAGGCCACTCTCTTTGCCTGACCATAAGTCGGGGCGATGTAAGCGTACCTTGGAGCCTCTCTTTGGTTCTGGATCGCTTCCTTGATGATGTGGTTCAGGGCAGCGACTGTCTTTCCCATTCTTCGGTGAGCCACTACTACCGAAAAGCGTTTCTCGGCCATCATCTTATGGATGGCGAGCTGCGGCTCTCTAGGAGCGTAGGGAATTATGATTTCTCGCTTGCCCATGAGACAACCATTTGCAGCGGAGTGCCATCAGCCCCAGTAACCTCCAGCCGGTCATTCTCCCGCCACTGTGCTCGGGTCTTGAGCCAGAAGATCGCTGCCGTGGTGTTTCCGTTCTTGGCCTGCTGATAAAGAGTCTGGGCAACAGAAGCATTGGCCTCAATCCTTCCCTCGTCCAGCTCCTTACGATAGTGCTTGCGAAGGGTATCGTCAGTTATGTCCAGCTTAGTAGCGATGTCTTCGTGCCTGGTTCCTACTGCACTAAGCATCTTGACGATCTTTCGGTTTTCATCAGTTGGCTTATGGGCTACGCCTTGCCCTGAAGTCTTACTCATTTTGTAATCCCGAAGGTTGTGTAAGTTCTTCGTAAGTTTGGCCCGTTTGCTCCAGTACGGCTTTCTTGCCGGTGAACTGCTGCCATCTCTTTACGATTACATCGCAGTACTTTGGGTCTAGCTCCATCAAGCGGCTTATTCGTCCGTTCTTCTCTGCGGCGATTAAGGTTGACCCTGATCCACCGAATAGATCGGCCACGATATCTCCACTCTTACTTGAGTTTGCCAAAGCTCGCTCAATCAGAGCAACTGGCTTGGGAGTTGTGTGGCCAACGACTCTTTCCT